GCGAGGCGGTTTGTTCTGTCGCTACCATTTCCCCACTTTCCGTTGATGACCTCTTTCGCTACTTCATTGATGCTTTTGCTCGGTGCTGATGTTCCGGACGCTTTTGAACCTGTTGTCAGATTTGTCGCAACGTGAGCGTTGTCGTTGAGGAGAATGTCTCCCGCAAATAGATATGCATCCGATGTCAGATATTTGCTTTCTGTCAGCACCTCGAATCCTGCTGCCTTGAGTGCTGCCCGCAGGTTTCCAGTATAACAAGCCGTACTCACCTTTTTCAGTGCGTCAATTCCCAGTCTGTAACCTGCTCCCTTTACGATTGCAGCGACACCGGATGAACAGTCTGCCTCACATGCGACTGTAATCTGTGCAGGGTCGTAGTTGGAATCTGCAAGGTTCGTCCAAAATGTACCCCTCTGTGACTTGTCATATCCTATGAGGTTGTTGTTTGCTGCTGCCTTTGCCATGCTTGCAACCATCGCTCTCACATCCGCATTCGGATGACGGAGAACACATTTCCACGGTCTGTTATACCAATTTATTACCCGCCATTCTGTACCTGTCTGGTCTCCTGCTTTTCCTCCGGAATATCTTCCGTTTTCATCATGTCCGCAATTTGAAATCATTTGTTTTCCTTCTTGTCAAAATCGTCTGCTTTGAATCCGCACAATTCCGGATTCTTTTCTTGTATCTTGTCATATATCATCAATCCCGCCACGATTAGAGGTGTACACCACCACATCACCGCAGCAGGAATTGAAATGATGAATCCGGTCAACCTTGTTATGTGTTTCCCGAATTTTGCCTCGTCCGTGTCAGAATAGCAATCCCCGTATTCTCTCATTTCTTCCCGAATTTCTCTGTCTAAATCAAAAGAAATTTTCCAAAAATACAGATTTACCGCCACCCATACGATGACAGCGACGATTGCATATATCAGCACGATTGTGTGTGCGTTTCCGGTTGCGAAATCACATATCCTTTTCAACCGTTTCACCTGCCTCACCGCTCACAAGCGTCTGCATCGCTTTGTTGCTCTCAAGCATCTTTTTCATTCTCTCAAGTGCCTCGTCGACCATCATCGAAAAAGCCTCAAAAGAAATCACTCTCGCAAGCCATGCGAACCGTGCGACGAACATATCATATACATATCGCAGTTTGATTTGACCTGTACCGCCTCCCAGTTCCTTTTCTGCCTTTGTGACTGCATAGAGCAGCCATTCTCTCACTTTGTTCAACTGTTTGTCTGACGGCATTTTCACGAAAACATATACTGCATATCCTCCCGCTGCACATACCGCAATCAGACCCACAATCACAAACCAATTCTCGACGATGTATTTCATCCTTGTACCTCCTCGTCATCCTGCTCCGGTTCGTCATTGTGTTGTATTTCTCCGTTTGACTTTGTTCCCTTGACCGTTTTCACGGACTTAATGAGTGCCATTGCACCGCCCTCAACTGAAAGAAATCTGAATACATTCTCAATCAATGTCGACGGTTCTGAACCCATCCGCAAAAACACAAATATCATCACGACTGTAAAGATAAATGCTGCAAGAATCAAAGTGAATACAACACGTTTCATGAACAGACCGGACACCTTTTTGTCATGTCTCTCTTTTCGCTCTCTTATCCGATGCATTCTTTTCAGATGCCGGATTCTGATGCGTCGTTCCTGTTCTGTCATTCTCATGTATTGCCTCTTTTCTGTGAGGTTGATTCTTGCCCGTTTCCTGCCCTCCTGTTATCGGTCGGAATGCTGTTCTCCGTCCAGTCTCTTGTGATAGCTCTTGAGTGACTGTTCCACAATGACAACACGCTCTCTCAACTGTTTCATCTCCTCACGGTTCTCTCTTGATTCCCGTTTGATGTCCTTGATGTCGTCTGCGATGTTCTCAAGTTTCACAACCACCATTGTGTCATTTTCTGCTCGTCTCTCCGTTTCTTCCTGTGTGTCTTTTTTGTCGTTCCTCTGCTTTGAGCAGATTCCGAAAAAGATTGCGAATGCAACCGACACTCCGGAGATTAGCAAGGAAACCTCAATCGTCAACGGCGTTCTCCTTTCCGAACTCTGTCGCCTCGATGTCGTCGGTGTCGCAGTATTTCCGCATGTGATATTCGAGAACATCCATCTCCCTGTCTGTCTCCTCTACCTCCTGCCGGAGTTCCGCTCTGACCGCCTCCTCGATTTTCGACTGTTCAATGATTGTTTGCTGTTTTTTCACGATTGCCGATAGATTTTCCGTCACATCGCACAATCGTGATATTATTTCAAGCGGACTCATTCTGTATCACCGCCGGAGAATTTTTCTCCTGTGATATATTCATATTCATCCGCTGAAATACTGCCCTTTGCGACACGCTCGGAAATCTGTTCCTTTGTGAGAGTGCCTTTTTTGTACATTCTTTTGAGACTTTCAACAAGTATTTTCATACTAAATCAACCCCTCCTCAATCAACTGCTGTGTGTATTCGTCAATGACCGCATCTTTCTGAAACTGTGTCACTGATTCGACGATTCCGGATGTGTTCTCCTCAATAACTGACTTCATGAGTGCCATGTTCTCATATTCCTTGACTGTCATTTCTTTCTCGTCGTACTGCCATTCGGTCACTGTCTGCATCTTTCCGTCGCTGCCCTCAACCTCTCTTGTCACCTGTTCGATGTTCTTACGCAGGTAAACCGTTGACGGCGACGATGTCCTGTCGACCTCCTCCGGCTTGTCCGGCTGTGTTCCTGTCACCTTTTTCCAGTCTGTCATGTTCGTTCTCCTTTCTGCTATGCTTTGAAACTATCCTCTTGAGTTTCTTGACGTTGATTTTTGGTTTGATGTAATCAATGTAATAGTTGTATGTGTCCGTGTGTTTGAACAATCCCATATATGACAACATCACTGATGCGTTGTACCATGAGATTTTATTCTGCTTTGAGATATGGTTTGCCTTGCGTCTCGCAGCCTCAATGTTTGATTTCCGGATGGTTGTCCGGTCATGGTGAAATTGAAATCCCATAAAATCAAGCATACGACCCTTTGTGACCTGTTTTCCGTTCTTATCAAGCACCGGATTCCCGTCTCTATCAAATACCGGATATTCAAATCTAAATACCTGCCAGTCACCTTTTATCTCAAGGTCGAGTTCCTCATTCAGATATGTTTCTATTGCTCTATGCATCTTGTGCAGTTTCTTTTTACTCTTTCCCAGTATCACCATGTCGTCCATATATCGCATGTAATGTTCTGCATGGAGTTCCTCTTTGATGTAGTGGTCGAGTGCTTTCAAGTAAAAATTGCCGAACCATTGTGATGTGAAATATCCCAACGGAACGCCTTTTCGCATCTCCTCAATGATTTCTTTCAGTTCCTCGAACATCTCCTCTGTGATGCCGATTTCCCTCAATATCTCCAACGCTCCGGAGATGTCGTCAAATGCTATGCATCCGACAAGCGTTTTCGTCTGCTCTGCATCTATCTCAACGCCTGCATCCGTCAAAATCTTTGCAACAAGTGCTATTTTGTCATGTTCAATCAGTATGCAGAGTAATCTATAAAACCGTTTATCTCGAATTACCTCTTTGAGTTTCCTTTTGAGGATTCTCCGGTTTATGGATTCAAAGAAATGGTGAACATCCATCTTGAGAACAAAGAATTTCTTTCCGTCGTAGGAATCAAGCCATTTTCTCATGTACTTCTTTCCGTAATGAACACCCCTGTCCGGAATGCTCCCGCATGAAAATTCATACAATCCATTCATCACAATCGGTTTGAACTGACCTATTGCACAATGATGAATAACCTGCTCATATTTGTAATGCGGTTTCAATATACGGCGTGTTTTCTTGCTGCTGCTCTCGTTGATGATGCTCGGTTTGTGATAGTCCGGAATGAACAACTCCTCTGTCAACATCTTTTTCAAGAGTTCTGTGTGTTCATCGAGGTTCTCTAATACCTCCCGCACATCATTCCTGTTCTTTTTCTTTTTGGATGCATTTATAAAGCACTGTTTTATGTAGTCGTCTTGCAACATTGGTTCATATAGGTTGTTGTAACTTCTCATATAGTATTTTCTTATCTCCTATCGGTTTTTGTGCGGATGCTTACTCAACCGACCCTATATCCGGAATGATTTTCGCCTTGTGGCGTGGGATATAGGCTGCATTTGATTAAACGCTCCGATATGAGAAGAAATTGGACGCACCGATGTTCCAGTTCGCATTGCCCGCAGAATTGTTCAAATTCAAGTAATCCGCACCGCAGTTCTCGCCATTGTTACAGTTACCGCCGACAAGGGCGACCGCAGGGAGCAGGAACACCGCCCGACACCGCACCCTATATCCCTATATTCATTTTTCTAAAAACGACCACACCGCCTAACGGCGGGAATAGCGGAGGCGTTCCCCCTCCGTTCCTCCCCCTGCTGCTTACGCAGCGATAGGCTGTTCTAAGAAAACGGACGCACCGAAGTTCCAGCCCGCATTGCCCGCAGAATCGGTCAAATTCAAGTAATCCGCACCGCAGCTCTCGCCAGAGTTACAGTGACCGCCGACAAGGGCGACCGCAGTAATTCCGGCATTCCACCAAAAATAGTCACATGTGTATGTGCTACTGCTGCCACCTATTGAATTGACAATGCGTCCGAATCTGCTTGACTTTGTTCCTTTCTGATAACCGTTGCCGGATGATGCGAATGTGATTCCGACCTTTTCAAAGTCCTTTCCTGTCAGATTGTACGGTGGTGTCATCTTTGCAAGGATTTCACCGCCTACCATCAACAGACCGTTGATTCTATCCCAACGGTTGCCCCACGGTTTTTCCATGTAGAACACTTTGACCTCATGTGTTGTGTCGTTATATCCGAAAAACTGTCCTTTGTCCTTGAGTGTTCCGGTTGCAAGATGCCCGTAATTCTGTGATGCGTCGTTCACATATCCGGATGTCTGACCCTGTCCGAATGCAGTCTGCGAATTGTCTGTCTTTGACATAATCTTGAGCATGCAATTCAACAGGTTTCGTTTGCTCCATGAACCGATATTCCATCCCGCACCGTTTGCCTTTGCTCTTGCAATCTCTGTTGATGCGTTTGTGTTGTACATGAGTGCCTGTCCTGCAAGTGAGCGGATGCGTGTTCCGTCATACGAACCGCCGAACATCGGGAAATAGAGTTTGTCTGCATGTGAGCCGTCCTCTCTGACATATGCGTCATCGTTGTATGATTCATCGTACTGGACGTTTGAAATAATCATGTACTCATAATTTCCGACCTCAAACTGTGAGAGCCAAATCTTGCCCTTGTCACCGCTGCCATCGAATACACTCATTGCATTTCCTCCGTATGCCGTGTTTGAGACATCGGATGCCGTTTTTCCGTCTGCTTTCTTTGTGTGGTCGTTCGGGTCGAGTTTATAATCTTCTGTACCGTCATATTTGACCATTGCCGGATAATTGTTCTTTACAAAAAAGACGTTTCCCCAGTCTCCAAAATCGAACCGTCCGGCAGAATAATTCATCGCAGCAGGTGTCATTCCCACCGCATCGAAAAGATATGTGCATCGTGTCGCCGGATTGCTGTCATTTTTGTTGATTTTCATTCCGTAACGCTTTACACCCTTTATTCTTACATCTTCCCCGACTGCTGCCAGTATAGCGTTTGTATTCGCATATGTGCGGTCGAGTGTGTCTTTGTCTGCTACTTTTACAATCAAGTCTCCACTTGCCATTTTTTACGCCTCCCTTATCGTCAAAATTCCATCCTCAACCGTGAGGACGCATGATTTCTTTGTGACGGTGTCAACCATAGTGTTGAGACCGTTCACAATGCCTTGACACGCTTTTGCTGCTGCACTTGCTGTCGACGCTGCATTGTTTGCCGTTGTTGCTGCACCGTTTGCACTGTTCGTCGCCTCTGTCATGTTCTTGCTGAAATTGTTCACGGTGTTCATATATCCCTGTGTCAATGTCAGTATTTCCTCATAACGGGCATTGTTGACGATAATCGGCAGGTCAAAGAATTTCTTTTTACCATCTCCCTGTCTGATTTGATAATGACCGGATGTGTCAATCTCAACTCCGATTTCTCTTTCCTTGAGAATCAGAGTGTCCTCGACTGCTTTCCAGTCTGCCATTGTTCCGGTGCATGGTCTGATTGCTGCCATTGTTCAACCTCCTTTGCTCCGTGATTATGGAATATATCACACAATCACTCCTTTGTGTTCGTTTCGCCGTCTGTTTCCAGTATCGTGGAATTATACTGCTAATTGTCGGGAGGTCGGCGTTCCTCCGTCAAAATCAACACCCTCATTCGCATTTCTGACCTGTGGTGTTGCTCCATCAATGAAAATCGGTGTCACTGTTCGCAGATACGGTGTTTCGCCGTCACAATCAAGATACATGCTCGAATATAAAGCCTCGGCACGGTTGAAATAGTCCTGCACACTCTCAAGGATTTTCTCTGCGGATGCAAGCAGGGAATTTTGAATCGTGTCGTTAATATCCTTTTTATCCTGCTCGACCTGTTTTTTTGCCTCTGTGACTGCCGTCTGCATCTGTGAGACTTCCTGTCGAATCTGCGTCGCCGTGTTCAATGTTGCCTCAAGTTGCTCTTGATTCTGCAATGCATCCTCTGCACGCTCTGTGACCTCTTTGCAGGCTGTTGTCGCCTTTTTGGATGCATCTGTTGCCTCATTCGTATTCTCGACCGCCTGTGAGGTGTCCTGCTGCCTCTGCTGCTCCTGTTGGATGCGGGTGTTCTCATTTTCCTGTCGCTTATTTTCTGCCGTCACCCTTGCCTGTTCTGCTTTCACTCTCGCATTCTCTGCGACCACTCTTGCGGATTCCGCTTTCTTGACCGCTGCATCCGTGTCATCAATATTCTTGATGTGTCCTGCAATCCGGTTCTCAAGGTCTGTGAACTCATTCGCTGACAAGATAGCATTTTCATTCCTCTGTGACGGTTCAATCTCCATTGTGAATGATGCGGATGTGATAACCTGTGAATCATCGCTTGTCCGGATTTCAATGTCGCAATACGCCGTTCCGGAGGCTGCAAGTGCTTGATTTGTCAATTCGACTGTCACATCCGAACCGGAATATGAACATGTGTTATACACATGCTTTCCGTCCGGCTTTGCGATGTTGATGACCGCTCTCGCACCTGTCGGGATTGTGTACGGTTCACCGTTGTTGAGCAGTCTTGCGACAATGAATCGTGTTGCCTTGTCTCCCTGCTTTGCAGATACTAAATATCTTTTAGTGTCTCCGGACATTTCAAGATTGATGTTCGTTGTCAGTTTCGTCAATGCTGCCATGCTCTCACCTCCTCTCGGTGTTTACTTCTTATTCCTCCGGATTCTCCGGTTCATCCTGCTCCGGCTGTTCCTCGTCCGGTTCTGTTTTCAGAACTCTCTTTGCTGCTTTCTTTGCCTTTTCAAGTTCCTCGTTTTTTTCTGCCATCATTGTATTTGTTGAGTTTATGAGTTCAATCTTTGCCTCACTCCTTACCTCTGCCAGTACGGAGGACAAAACTCCGTCCATGATGCACGGAGGCAATGCATGTCTTTTCTGTATCGTCTCCATAGCGTTGAGGATTTCTCCCTTTGCACATTCAATTCTTACTGCAAGCGGTGTATTCATGATTATTCCTCCTTTGCTACCTGTGTCGCTGTTTGTGCTGCAAGTAGCATGTCAAGTTTCTTGTCAATACTCTGCAAGAGTTCTGTGTTTGTCTCCTCTGCTGTTTCCCTCGTCACAACCTCTGCTGTTTCGTTTGGTCTTGAGTTGTCGGTAGCATCTTCCGGAATTTTATACTCCGGTTCTGCTGCTCGTTTGACTTCCTCTGTCTGAATATTTTCGTCATTCATCTGCATTTCTTTTCCTCCTGTTTTATCCATTGCTCCATGTTCCGGACACTAATATTCCTCTTTTGAACTCAAGCGTCGCCGTTGACCACTTTGTCAGTTTCCCGTCGCTGCCTACTTCTAAAGGTTGTTTGAATGTGAGTGTTCCACTTATTGAGCCATCCTCAAAACTTACATTCCTTAATGTGAAGAAATGCATGTTGATGTCTGCCCCTGCATGTAGCATGTTCGCCTCGTAATTTCCACACTGCTGTGTGCAGTACGACCATTTCATTGTGTACACACTTGCATTTGCACTTTCTTTGTTTGACCATGACATATAGGCGGTGTTGCTCTCTATATCAAAGACAAGTCCTCTCTGACTGTCGTTGTCTTTCATCGTGTTCGTTCCGATTTTCCCGACATAATATCCGTCACGATAGAAATGAGTTCCGTTGTAGTCAAATCGTGTTCTTTTTTGGTTATCCGTAATCGTTCCGGTGTACATTGTGATTGCGGTCGAATCAAACTGCATGTACGAACTGCCTTTGTTGAATGCAATTCGGACATTGTATGCATTCTGTGTGATAAGTGTTCCGAAATCATCCTCGTTCACCTTTTTGTCGACCTCGGATGTGATTTTCTCCGCAGTCACTTGAATTTTTGCATCCGCATACAACGAATACAGACCCAACACCTCAATATCCGTGATATACACGGGTGCGTTCTGTGTGTATGCGTAAATGTAAATATATTTCGTTCCCTCTGATACCGTGATTTCACGTTCAACCGTCGTGAACTCTTTGCTCTTTAGCATTCCGGAGGATGTCGTTGAATAACTTCCTAACGCCCCCACCTGCACCCTTGCCGTGCTTTCGTACCCTGCTGCTGTTGCTGCCTTATATCTCACACGATATGTTCCCGCAGGTATTTTTCCTAAATTCTGCCGTATATACGAACCGCTTGAGGATGTTTTCAGTATTTTCGCAACCGTACCCAAACCGGACACATCCATCACAGAGTTGTTTGTCTCGTCACTGTTGTTCCAATTATCATCAAACCCATTTGAAAAATCTCCATTCACAACATAATTGTGCATAGAGTTTTCTTCTACATGTTTGACCTCTTGAGAAATCTCCTCTTTCGTGGCTGTTATCAAAGAATCCATCTGCACGGATGTGTAGTAATTTTTTAGAGTATAAGCAACGCCCGCCTCGACTGCCTTTTTTGATGCCGTGATTTTAGTTTCAATCTCCTCCGTCGTTGAATAACTCTCAAGAACTTTCTTTGTCGCCCTGTTGGAGATTGAGACCGCCTCCTCTGTGGCTGCTGCTGTCTCCTCTTTCTGAATCTCTGCGAATGTCTTTCTCGCATTGGAAATCTCAACCGTGTTCTTTTCCGGTGATTCCGGATATTCTGTGATTTTGACAATCCTCTGCTTTTCCCTCGTCCTCGTTTTCTTTGACACAAGCGTGACCGTGTCTCCGATTCCATACAAAAGGATGTCTTTGTATTTCTCTGATGCTTTCGCAAGGTCGACCACCTCTGCGGTGTATGCCTTGTATGGTCGTGACATTTCCTCAATCTTTGCTGTCGCATCCTCAATCAGACTTGTGGTATTGGTATATCTTTCATCTTTCCAAACATACGCCTTGATTTTGGAACTATACTGAAAATTGTCGATGTAATCTTTTCCGGTCAGCCACTCCGGTGTGATGCCGTCCTTGCCTATCGGATAGATTCTTGTGTAAAAATCGTATGTGTCCGATTTCAATGATATTTTCCGGAGGTTCAACCCCTCCATGAAATAGCATCCTTTATCGCTGCCTATCCGGTCATATATGTCGATTGTCTTTGTCAGTGAATGGATGATGCACTCGCAGCGGTATGTTGTGAGGCACTTTTGCAGGACATTCCATGCCGTGACGCTCTCCTGCTCGTCAATAGTTCTTTTCTTTTTTACCGTGCATGTTCCGACATGCCATCCCGTACCCTCGAACGCAAACTCAAGACACGCTTTGATTGTTTGTTCATTCGATTCAAAGCCATACGGGAACGGCGTTCCCTCCAATTCCTCTACATTGAGGACGGCTGTGTATTTGTTGAACTGTTCACCCTTTTCGACTGCTTTGATAACAAATTCGTCCGTTTTGGTGCGTATATAGTATTCTTCTTTTAGCAAGTCGACCAACGCTCCCGCTGCCGGATAACTGAACGACAACTCTTTGTCTCCGGAATCCAGTGTCGTGGTGATTTCCCTGTCCTTGAATCCGGACAATGTTCCGATTCTTTTCTTTTTGTCATTAAAAATCTGCAATGTTCTCACCTCCTAAATCCACATAGGCGTGTATCTGATAGTCACTCTCGCCTTTGTGCTGGAGAATGTGAGTGCTGTTTCTCCGGTCTTTAATACCGGAAACGTCCACATGTTCACCTTGTCGAATGCATTTGCCCCGTCGATTGTCACAAGTCCGGTCTTTGCGTCTATCACAACCGTCTTTCCTGCTGCCAAACTCTCAATGATGATGTCGTCCTCTCCCAGTCCGGCGATTGTGTAATTCGTCAAGGCACTCTTTGCATATACCTCCACAACGCACGGAGCGTCTCTTGTACCCACTTTATAGAACGATGCAGAGGTTTTCCCATCAAATGTGATTGAGAGGTCGTCATCGACAAAAAAACCGTCAAATTCGAGATTTACAATGTACCTCTGTTTTACATTCTTTTTTTCATAGTCATTCGTTGTGATGAATCCGATGTATGTTCCTTTGTATCCGTCGAGTTCCATCTTGCAAGCCTTTGTGAAATTGCTCATGAACTCCGATGCAGCACGGATGATGTTGTTCCTGTCCTTGCCTTTGAAATATATTGACAGTTTCAAATGACCCATCTGAACCTCTGTCTCAAATTCCGTCGGCATTGCTGCACCCGTCAACCATTCGTATGAATTAGAAAAAGAGGGAGGCTGCACATCGGCGGTCAACTGCTTTGCATCATATTTTCTGATGTCTATTCCGTTTATTTTCATCGCCCTGTTTTACCTCCCTTTTCGTTTATTTGTTACCATTTCCGCATCTACCTTTGACACGGTTCTGCTTGCGATTTCGTCGCCGTCAATGTATGTGTGATTTGTCACATATACAACTTGTAATTTCTGAACTGCATCAAGTTTCTTGTCAAGGATGCTGTTCAATTTGTTGTAAAATTCTGCAAGAGGCAATATCGCCTCGTCTCCTGCCTCTCCTCCTACCATGAGGCTGTTGCCGTTGATTCCGAACACGGTCGGATTTGTCATAATAGCGCCGGATTTATACCACTGAATCGAGAATGACGGGAGTGAACCTTTTCCTCCAATTCCGAACGGTGCAACACCTCCGGACACACTGATGTGTGGCAAATTCAAATGTGGCAATGACCATCTGAAATTGAATGCCGATTTGATTCTCGACAATGCACCTGTCACTGCTCCGTGTGCGGATTCCATCTTTGAGGAGAATGATGACTTGATATTCTCCATCGCAGATGATGCGGTTGATTTTGCACTTGCTAATTTGCTTGAGAACGCCGATTTGATGCTGTCGAGCTTTCCGCCCGTCAGAGTGTTCGCCGTACTCATGAGAGAGTTCATTGTGTCCTTTACACCCGTGAATGTAGCAGACACGATTCCCTTGATTCCCCCGCCTTTTTCACTGTATGCGGATTTCATGTTGTTTAGTTTCGTTGACACATTGGACTTTGCCGTCTCCATGAGTGAGGTTGCCTTGTCCTTTATATTCGTGAAATCCGTTGACCATTTCGTTTTTATCTCCGAAACTTTTGAGGAGAATCCGGACTTGATTTCCGTCAATTTATTCGATGCATTGTTTTTCCATTCGGTCATTTTATTCGTGACCGTGGTTTTCATATTCTCCCAACCTGTCGAAACATTGGACTTGATGTCTGAAACCTTTGTTGAGAAATTCGTCTTTATTTCATTTAGTTTGTTTGATGCATTGGTTTTCCATTCCGTCATTTTTGTTGTGACGGAGGTTTTCATATTCTCCCAACCCTCGGAAACTTTTGTTTTGATTTCCGATGTCTTTTCAGAGAATTTTGATTTGATTTCAGAGAGTTTTCCTCCGGATAAATTATCAACGAATGTAAATCCTGCTGAATAATATCCTTTGATTCCCTCCCATCCGGCAGCAACAACGCCCTTGATACCGCCTCCGTTTTCTTCATAGGCGGTTTTCATGTTCCCCAGTTTTTCCTTTGCCGTTTCGGTCGCTGCCGACATGACATTGTGAACCGTGTCCTTTACGCCGTTGAATACTTTCGATGCAGCTTGTCCTATTGTGCTGTTTTTTATGTTGTCGCCGATTTCCTTGACCTTATTCGTGACCGCCTCTTTCGCTTTCGTGAATGCTCCCGTGATGGTCTCTTTGATTGCATTGAATTTTTCTTTGATGTTGCCCCACAATTCGGACAGTTTTTCTTTGACTTTATCCCAATTTTTATATAGTGCGACACCTGCTGCAATCAGTCCGGCAATCAGTGTCACAATCAAAATAATCGGACACAAGTTCATAACTGCATTGAGTGCCGTCTGTGCTACCGTCATTCCTCCGGTCGTCGCCGTGGCTGCTGTTGTAGCTGCCGTGTGTGCTGCCGTGGCTGCTGTCTTTGCTGTTATCTTTGCAATGATTTTTGCAGCACCGGAAACAAATTTCTGTCCGGTCGTTATTGTGTCGGAGATACCCTTTGCCACCTTACCGAATCCGATTGACAACGGACCGATAGCAGCGACCACAAGACCGACCTTGAGGATTGTTTCTTGCTGTGCCGGAGAGAGCGACGTGAACCACTTTGTCAACTCTTGAATCTTTCCGGTCAGTTTCTCAATCATAGGTGCTGCGGATGTCTGTGCTGTGGATGCCAGTGTCGACAATGCCAGTTTTGCGTTGTTCATCGCAACTTTTGCATTATCAATCGGGTCGAGAGTTCCGTTGTAGGTGTCCTCGACCGTTGTTCCGTATTCCTCCATTGATGACGACAGACTGGTGAGGTCGATTCGATTCTCACGAATCGCCTTTGTCATTTCTGCTGCACCTTTCTTTCCAAACAGTTCCGTTGCAATCTGCATCGCCTCGGTCTCTGTTTTTGCGTTCTTGATGCTGCCGATGGTCTCTGACAACGCCTCGTCCATTGATTTTCCCTCTGATGTGGCGTTCTGTAATGCCTTTTTAAGACCCGCCATTGCTTGAGTTGAATCAACACCGTTTGCATCGAATTGAGCCATCAAATTGATTGCTTGAGGCAATGACAGACCCATTTCTTTGAACGCTGCGTTGTTATCAAGTACATTTGATTCAAGCGTGTCAACGGATATTCCGGTTTCCTGTGCCTTTGCCGTGAGCAATCCTAACAGGTTTCCTGTCTGTGATGCATCCACGTTCCACGCTTTCATGATTTTGTCGACTTGGTCAACTGACTGTGTGACGTTTGTTCCATTGATTGTTGCAAACTGTATAAACTGTTTTGAGGTCTTTTCAAGTTCCGTTCCTGTTGTATGGAATCTTGTGTTGACTTCTCCGATTGCCTCGCCTACCGTCGACATATCCTCCGGCATTGTGCCGAAAACATTATCCGCAGACTTTGTCAATCCCTCAAGTGCCTCTCCGGTTGCTCCGGTCTTTGTCACTATGGTGTCATATCCCTCGTCGAGTTCTTTGAACGCTGCAATAGATGCTGCACCAATGCCCGCAATTCCGGCAGAGACAACCGACATTTTCTTTCCGAAACTTTCCATCTTTGTTCCCGCCGTATCGCAAGCGGTCGCAAATTTTTCAAGTTTATTATCTTTCAACTGGTCATTAACGTTTTTTAGTTCTGCCTCCATGTTCATGAGAGCAGTTTTTGACTTTTCCGTCTTTACTGTCTGATTTGCAAGTGCGGTCTCTGTCTTTCCGATTGCTGTCTCATTTGCAGTAAACTCTTTCTCTAACTTGTCAAGTTCCTCTTTGAGTGCCTTTGACTGTTCGGAGTTCTTTCCGGTCTCTGCTGTCGATTTCTCATAAGCCTCTTTTGCAGCATCAATCTTTGTTTTGAGTTCCTCTTGCTTTGTCTTTTGGTCTGACAGTTTCTTTGTCAACTTCTCCTGCTGCTCACTGTTCAATTTCACGATGTTTTTCTGCACCGTGATTTTTTGAGTGAGCGATTCGGCTTTTGCCTTGAGGCTGTCTGTTTCCGACCCGAACAACTTTGCTTTCGTCGCTGCCGTCGTATATTCCGCAGACAAGACTTTCATCTGCGATGCTGCTGATTTCATTTGCGATTGATAACTGCTCGAATCTGCCGATATTTTGACGCTTGTATAAGCCATTCGGTCGCCTCCTCTCTTACTGATTTTCGTTGATTGTATCTAATTCAAATTTTAAGTAGTCCAACAACGTGACAATGTTCTCTTTCATGCATTGACTGTATGAGTTTTTCAGTAGCCGAATCGCAATTTTTACAACACGGTCAACAATTTCCCCGCAGACTTTCCATTGATTTTCCTCCGGTTGTTCATCCTCGTCCTCATATCCATTTTCACGGTCATAGTCATCGAATGCGGATGCCTCTTTTTCCACCTGCTCAACCTCGACGATGTTCAACATCTTCTCTGCAACAATATTCTGCATGATGAAATGAACCGTCTTGATTGCCGTCAGAAATTCAACTGCATCAATCTCCCCGACTGCTGCAAGCGACAATTCATTCCCGAACATCTCCTGCATTATCTTTTTGTTGAAAAACATCACGCCGGAGAATTTCTCCGTGTCATTCTTTTCCATGAGACTGATATATTTTTTATACTGTTCTACCGTTACGGAATTGATGAAAAGTCTCTCACCTCTGCAAGTGACCTCGATTTCCGGTATCACTTGCCACTCTGAAAATTTTTCTCGATGTTCTCCATTCTCTTGGTGAGTTCGTCTGCAATTCCCATGTCGATGAACTGGAACTCAAGAATTAAACCTGCTGCATCAAGTCCGGTCTCCGGATTCTTTAATTCCTCAACGGTGAACTGGTCTCCGTATGCTTTGCAGATAAAAAGACCCATCGCCTCAATGTCCTGCTTTGAATACCTCTGTTTTGCGTCGACAACCTCTGCAAGTTCGAGATATTCCGTGTATGTGTCGATTGACATTTTCGGCATTGTAAACTCTTTGTTGTTGACTATAATTTTTCTTTTCATGATTTATCCTCCTGTTATATGTCCTCTTATTAGCCTAAACCGCCGTTTTTCTCCTGCACTTTGCTGAACCATGCCTTGATTGCCTCTGCTGCCTTTGTGTCTCCGGAAACGAGGTTTGATTCGTCGACCGAAATCTCATACGCATTGTCAAGACTTCTCTCATAGAATGAACCCTTGATGCTCTTTGTTGTCGGAGACAATTTGCCCTCTTTTGTGCTTGCCTCCTCACTGATACCCTCTGCAAACTTTCCGGCGTATAACCATTTGAAATCATACTTTCCGTTGAGTTTTCTTTCTCTCCATCCGACAGCGACCTCCGGTGCTTTGTCATCCGCAGTCTTTACAAGAAAACCATTCTCATATAACTGACCGAAAAGAATCTGTCTGTCCTGTGGTGCAAGTGCATTGACCTCAAGTTCGATTTCTGTTCCCTCATAGGAATTGATGACTTCCTCTGTTCCATCGTCAGAGTAAATCTTTTCGGAACTCCACTTTTCGTCAACCTTTGCTTTGATTGCTCTTGCCAGTTTGACCGGAGTTTCTGCAACGTATGCTTTCGCATCGTTCTGTGTGAGTTTTGCGATGTAGAAATCTCTACAACCGCAAGTTCTACTCCTCACAATCTTCTGTTCTGTGTCGCTAACCTGTGTTACTGTTTCGCTCATGTCTATTCCTCCGTTTCATAGAATTTTGAAAACCTTTGTGCTTTCATATAGATTCCGTCCTCCGGCTTTGAATCGTCTCCATTCCTGCCGTCAAACGAGAAATCATTTGCTTTCATGAGTGACTTGATTTCCCTCGCAAGTTCAACCTCGTCACTCTCTGAAAATATAGTGACCTGCACTGACAGCGTCACTCCCTCTGCATCGTCGTCCGAATAATTCTCGTCGTTCTCGCCCAAATCCCACAAGGTCACATGTTTGTCATGGATGTTTTTGTCATACCATCCTTGCATCACAATGATTTTCCTGTCTGATATTGGTTTTAATGCGTCGGATGCATCTTTGATGATGTCCGGACTGCTGCTCATGCTCTCACCTCATTTCAATGTGTTGTCTAAATAGGATTGATATTCCTGTTCTGCGATTTTTTGCAGTTCCGCATCTGCCTCACGCCCTGTTGCATAGATAAATTCTTGAGGCGGGCGATAGATAGTTCCCCAGTTTATGAATTTCACATAAAAATGTTCGCTGTTGTCCGACTTTTCCCATCCAACATCCGCAGACGCTCCGGTGTCTTTCACCTTGACCGCTCCCAGTGGTATGCTGTCCGCTGCATGTGATGTCACGGATGACTTTGAACCAAATCCTCGACCGGACAATTTAATGTCCGCAGATTTTGGAATCTTACCGGACATGATGTTTTTCACGACTGGTTCGCTTTGCTTGACAATCTTTTGATTGACCTCTTTTATGTCCTCGTCGCTTGCTGCGTCCTCAAATGCTTTCATAAGTTCTTTCAAACCTTGAAATTCCATCTCAATTTTCACTGCATCACCTCCGGTGTCAGATTATGACACTATGCTCCCGCTCTGCATTTCAACTGATATTTCCTGTCGTCTGTGAACATCGGACACGCATCATATATCTTGAACTCAACGCCTTTATACACTGCATAGAACTCTTTCAGATTCAATCTGATTTCCTCCATCTTGTCGCAGGCTCTCGTTTCAAACACAATCGTGTTCTCAAGACCTATCTGCAAGGCATTGTATTTCTCGTTTGTTCCCAAACTCTTGACATCGCACCAACATGAGAAAAATTCCTGTTCCTCTTGCTGCCGTCTGCCATCAACAACGCTTGTTGTCTTACGAATTATCTTGATTCTCCCCGTCATTCTGCTGCACCTCCGTATATTTCTTTCAGTAACATGGAGGAAACGGCAGCGGATAGCGTTTTTGTGTCGCTCCGGTACTTGTCACGGTTGTCGTACAGTTCTTTCACGGACATAAATGCAAGCAGTTTTTGACGGCTTGTGAGGTTGTTCCGGTCGAAATTCGGAATCAGTTCCGTCATTTCATCCAGTGTCGTGTCAAGCATCAATTCAAGGATTTCAATGTCGTCATCATAGTCGATGTGACAATATGTCTTGCATGTAGCAATCAGACCGCCTCTGTACTTCTCTTTTTCTTCATCCGTCATGTTCTCACCTGCTTTCAATAGCAGGACGGATTCACCGCCCTGCTGCCATATTACCCGTTGATAACTTCTGTAATCTGACCCTTGATGACTGCTCCCTTGTCAACAGGCTGCACATCGAAACGGTCACGCACCTTGATTCCGGTCATGTCCTTATCCCATAAACCCGCACCTTTGTCATTGAGGTCGATTGTGAGGACGTTTCTGTCAAAGAGTGTGACTGCCTCTTTTAAGTCACCGCAGAAAATAGGATGCTTGTACCCGTCGATTGTGTGACCATCGGTGTTCATAATCTTCTCGGATGCAAGAGTTTTCTTTGATAATTTGATGATAGGATATTCACCGAAAAGCATCTTTCCCTTTGTCTGCTGTGTCGGGTCTTTCTGTAAAATATAGTTGCCGTCTTTATCCTTTAACTTGTCAAGGTAGTTGAAACCGCTCTGATTTGTGATAACAACTGCATTGTCAGCGATTGCAGGGTCTAACTGCTCATTGAAAATGTCCTTGAGACTGTCAAGGTTCTCGACTGTGACCTCTTTCCCTTTTGTCATCTCATTGAGTACCTTGAGAATCATTGCGTTACGGGTTGCCTTTGTTTTCTTGGCAATCCATTTGTTGATGTATGCCATGATGTTGGATGCTGTGTCCTCAAGTAACTCTGCTGTCATCTTGAGGATTCCACCCTTTTTCTTTACCTTGTACTCAATCGGTAAAAATTCCGGTTCGTCCATCTCCGGAAAATCCGCAGCCTCGTCAACATTGTCAAATGGTGTTGATTCTGCATCAACCTCAATGTTTCGTGTTCCTGTCTTAGTTGTTACGCCCTCGACATTGACATACTGTTCAAGGTTGTCGGATGAACGACGCAACTCGATGATGTCTGTTCTGATGTCCTCCGGAATTGTCACGCCGATTCCGACCTCTCCCTCACTTCCTGCGGTTGTGTCGGATGTGAGTGCATCCTTGTACACCTTGATGTCTGCCTCGTCTGCCTCTTTGTGCAGGAATCCGGCTTTGACAATGTTGACAAATGATTTCACGATGTTCTTTTTGTCCGGCTTGACATCCCCGCCGACCTGCTTTGCAGTTCCATCCTTGACCTTGTTCTCGATGCCGTCCTGCTCGTCCTCGTCCAAATCATAGAGGAGGTCGAATCTGTTCTGTAATTCTACGAGTTCCTCCTTTGCTGCTCTTGCCTTGTCGAGTTTTCCATCGTTCACAAGGCTCTTGACTTCATTTTTCTTGTCGTTAATCTGCTTTAATAACTTCTGTAATTCCTTATTCATGACTTTCTGTCCTCCATTTCTTACATACCATAAAGGTATAAATCATCAAGAATCTGCTGCTTTTCTGCCTCGATTCTCTGTTTCTCTGCCTCTGCTGCTGCATTGTTCCGGTTTTCCAATTCCGCAATTACCGCATCGACAATGTCCTTTGTGTCGATTCCCTTGAGTGCCTCCGGAATATTGTTGTATTTCTCGAAAAAGTCAGATGCACACGCTGCAACTGCTGCCTTTTCCTCGATTTCAACATTGAAATACTGTTGCATCTTCTTACTGTCGAACCATGTCTCATTGCTCATGAGAGATTGAATTTTGTCTCTTGTGACACCCTCCTGCACATGTTCCATGTAGACATCAAGAATTGAATCCTCGCAGAGATTCAACTGCTTTATAACTGCCTTGAAATCGTCTGCGTTTCCGTATGCCATGCATAACGGTTTGTGAATCATCGCTTGAGCACCTGTTGCGAAATGCAGTTCGTCACATGCAAACATGATGACTGATGCAATGGATGCAGCCATTCCGTCAACATATCCGACTTTGTGTCCGTCATATCGCTTTAACTGGTTGTAGATTGCCAGTCCTGCAAATACATCTCCACCGCCGGAATTGAAATAGATGTCAATGTCCTCATATCCATCTAACTGGTTGAGGAAATCTGCGATGTCCTGCGGGCATCTGTCCTCCTCATACCACATAGATTCCCATGTCGCTGATACAATGTCACCGTAGAAATACAAGGAACATCTGCTCTGCTCCTCGTCCTGCTCTAAATCCAAATAGCCGACATTCTCAACTTTTCCGCTGCGTTTATTTTTCTTTGTGAAATCAAAACGTCTTTTCTTTGCCATGCTTATTCACCTCCCTCCTCGTCAGTCTCGTCCTCTGCCGTGTCGGTTTCGTCCGGTTCTGTTGCTGTGTCCGGCTGCTCTGTGTCCGGCTCTGTTTCTTTCTCCGGTTGCTCCGGTTCATCGGTGTTCTCCTGCTCGGATTCACCTTTCAAATATGCTGCACCCGCCATCGTCAACGGTACGATGCTACCGTTCGCAAGTAGGACATCGCCTCCCTCCGCATCTTCCATGTCGAGTTTACGTCTTGCCTCATTCGGTTTGATAATCGTTCCATTGACACCGTTTCTCAAATACTCCATCTGCGTTTTTGAATCGGTGCGGAACAATACCTTTTCGTTGAATTTGTAATAATATCCGTCGTCTGTATCTTCATCCGGTAGCATTTTGAAATTGATTTCCTCCTCATACTGCTTGATGATGAACAGTTCCGTGTCGACGTAGAATGATAACTGCTGCATCTCGCTATTGCTATATGACGACTTTGAATAATCGTTGATTTGATTCGGTTTCACTCCGAACGCTCCGGCGATTTGCAAGGCGTTATATTTTTTCAGTTCAAAGAACTGTGAATCAGTCAGTTTGATGTCAAGAGGTGTGAGTTTCATTCCTAACGGAACAGGCAGGATTTTTCCTGTGTTCTTTGCTCCACTGCCGAACTCCTCAAACGACTTGACAAGTGCTGCTTTTGCCTTTTCGTTCAATTCTCCGGTATATTCAAGAGTTGCCTTTGCCGTCAGACCGCTCTCATACAAGTTATTCATGAACGACTGTGATTCGGATGCACCTGCAACCGTGTCTCTTAATATCTGTTGCACTGGTAGTCCTGTGATTCCGTCAAAACTGAAAGATGTCTTGAAATGCATCACCTCGTCTGTACTGAACACATATTGACGACCGGATGTCGGGTCTGTGTAGACGTACCACAAACGCCCCACTCCTGCGAATATCCCTGCATCATCAACGACTATCTGCACACAATTTGACTGCATGACCCACAAATCAACGATTTTTATTTCACCGCCGAATTTCTTTCGGTCAAACTTCTTTCTCATATACACATAGCCGTTTCCGTAATGGTTGCGGTTGATTTCAACCGTGTTCCAAAATGTTGTTGGTGTCATGAACGGATTCGGTCTTTTTGAGAGCAGTTTTGATGTATCTGTCGCCTCTGCCTCAATGATTCCCTTGTCCGTTTTCTGATAATATTTGATAGGCATTTTTGCAAGGGTTTCTGACAGCATCTTGAGACATGTGAAATATGTGACCTCTGATGTCGGTTTCCCTTTTCTTTTTAGTCCTATCCGCTCAAGGAATGACGGTGAGTTCAGTGTCACAACGCCTCCGCTGTCCTGTGGTTCACCTCTCCACCAATTTGAAATTTTTACTCCTAATCTCTGAAACGGATTCATTTATTTCTCACCGCCTTTCTTCATGTATTTTTCATATTGCTCAAGCCATTCATTGACAGTTTCGTTCACATCCGGACGGTATTCTTCTTTCATTGCGTGTTTCCATGCGTCGATGATAGCGTCAATCGGGTCGATTCGTTCTGTCGTGATGTCCTTGTCAATCTTTATTTCGCCGTAGTTGTTTGAAATGGTCTTTGCGTTCGCAATCGACCAAACAAGCAGGCTGTCAACCGGAACAACTATCTTGTTACCCTCTTTGCCGACTTCCATTCCCTCAATCTCCACATTACCCGCAAGAATCTCAAGTCTGAAATCGACGGTCGCATCGTTCAACTCTTTTGCTGTCTGTGTGACAGAAATTGAATCAAATCCCATCGCCTCAAGGTCTGACAGGAACGCCGATGCGTTGTGCGGGTCGTAACAAATCAACTGCGGTTTGAGGTTATATTCCCTCACCAAATCCTCAAGATATTTGATGATATATTTGTAATCTGTCTTGATTCCTCCCAGTGTTTCCGTTACTGTCACAAGACCCTTTTCAATCCATACGTCATACGGTACTTTGTCGGTCTTGATGTGTTCATCTACCCTTGAGGACGGAATGAACGAATGTGTGTGAACAAAATATTTTTTCGTGTCCTCCACCATAAACGGAATCACGATTGCGATTGAGGTCAAATCTCCTCCGGATGACAAGTCAACTCCGACATAGCATTTTGACCCTCTGAAATCCTTGAGCGATTTCAGAACGGCACATGCTTTCCATGATGCAATATCCTTGATGTACAGTGAATTAGACCACTGCATCCACATGTTGAGCTGCTTGACAAGGAAATCTCTCAAGTCCTCCCCGCCCATATCACGGGCAGTGTGTGCAATCGGAATGAGGTTCTCAAGTGCGTCTCGGTCAAACTCAAGAATCGGGTTCGCTTTTATCCAGTTTTCCGGAGTGTATCTGTCGTCGTGTTCATCCATCTGTGCGATATACACAAATTGACTGTCGTTTTCAAAAACTCCCTTGAGTAGATTGCAGCAATACTCATATAACTTGTAACACGGCGACTTGAGGTCGAATCCTGCTGTCGTGATGACCGAAATCAACGCCGACTTGAGTTTCTTGATACCGCCCTCAAGCAGTTTGTACATCTGATTTGTTTTGTGTGCGTGGTACTCGTCGACAATACCCAAATATGCACGGTGTCCGTCGAGTGACTTTGTGTCTCCGGACAACGCTTTGATTTCCGAATGTGTCAACAGACAGTCAATCGTGTGGTTGTGGTCATGAACCTTGAACCACTCTGACAAATCCTCGTCGGAATTGATGAATTTTGCGACCTCGTCAAAAACAATATTCGCTTGGTCTTGCTTTGTAGCCGTACAAAATATTTTTCCGTACTTGTACCCGTCGAAATTGCCGTAATAACACGCCAAAATACCATTGATGAACGATTTTCCGTTCTGTCGCCCTAATTGCACATAGGATGTTCTGAATCGTCTGTATGACTTTTCCTTTGTTCTCCATCCATTGAGTGACCCTAAAATGAAACACTGGAACGGATATGCCGTCACATGCTCATTTTCCTCACCCTCTGCAATAGTCAATTCCTCTGCGAAATTGATGATTTCCTCCGACTTTTCAACGTCGAAATAGTATTTGTATGGTGCTGCTTTCGATTTTTCGATGTCGTCAAGATGCCTCTGACATGCAAGACGGACATATTCTCCGGCTGTTATCTTGCCCGATACAACATCAAGGGCGTATTGCGTGCAGCGGTCTTGTGTTTCTCCTGCTTTTGCCATGCCTTAATTTGCATATTTCGCAAATTTGTTCTCCGGCTTTTGCTGCTGTGGTTTCGGTACGACCAAACGGCAGCGGGAGGAAACTGTCAGTCCGAAATCTGATGCTCCCTGCCTACACTGTTTCATGCAACGGTCTTGAATAATCATGAGGCGTTCTCTTTCTCCGGAAACGACCTGTCTTGTACCGACCTGCACACGTTCTTTTTCGCCCGTGTCCGGATTTTCCCGCATCTCATAGACTGGAACATCCTCCATCAATGGAGTTGCTCTGATTTGCTCTGTGATTTCGATGTACTGCGTTTGTGCAATGAGCAATCTCGCCAGTGCATCGCAATCAAGGTTTGAAATCAGTTTGATTTCGAGTAATTCTTTCGCAATCTTCCGGAACTGTTTCTTTTGTTCCGGTGTCAAATATGACGGAGGTCTCACTTTGTCGCATGGTGCTGTGACCTCGGCGTTTTTTCGTGCCTCAATTTCTGCTTTTGTGAGGTGCTTTCGCCCATTCATCACAACCAAATCTGTGGGTTGTCTTTGTCCTGCCATGATGCAACAAACCTCCTTTCCGTCAGTATTTCAGTGCTTTTGTGTCACATTCTGACACCTCTTTCGGATGTACCCATCTACCGAAATTCTCGTGGGGAGTTTTCTCCAAGGAAAAGAGGGGGTGCGACTAAAAACGAATCGCACAAAACTTTTTTATATCCCCCTGCCTCTCGAAAGTGGTACTCAATCAGTGACCTCAACTGTTTTTGTGTTGCTCTCATACTTGCTTTGCTCTGCTTATATAAAGCAGTGATTGTGTTGTGTGTCTTATGGTTGAGAGGTATGAGGTTGAACGGATTCAAACGCTGTTCCCAGTCGTCCTCAAGTTCAATGATATGGTGAACCGGATTGCATGTGAGCAACTCATGCTCGACATATAATGCGTATATATCTACGTTGTCATAGACTTCAATGATACGCTCTCGCATCGCCCGCCATTCCTTTGATACATAGAACTCTGCTGCTCTCTCGTCTCGCCGTGTGTTGTTATATACCATGTGTCTCGACTGCTGCCGTTGCTCACATTCCTCGCACATCTTCATTGACTGCGGAATCAACTTCCCACACCTGCATGATTTCAATAGCATCTGTGTTCTCCTCTCTTGCTGTGTTCTCCTGCTGTGTTATCCACAAGAGGCGGGCAGTTATGCACATGACTGTGTATATCCCACCCGCATATAACAGGAGGGCAAACAGGCAAGAAAAAAGCGACTGCATATCTGCAATCGCTCGTCTCAACTGTTCACGCTAACATATTATCACGTTTATTTTGTCTTTTGTTCACCCACTTTTTACCCCTGTTTTCACCCTCATTTCACCCTGTTTTCACTCCGTTTTTATCATTTTCAATCGCTTTTGCACCGAATAACTTGATTGACAACCGCTGAATCATCACCCTGCACCACTTTTTTGGTGAGTTGCGTCCGCATCCTGTCTCCCTCACTATATCCTCGTATGACATGCCCTTTATATATACCGCCTCAAGAGCGTCGTA